ATAGACTCTTTGATCTCTTCAGAAATCACATTGTTTTCAAATAACGTTTTTAGTGCATCCAACATGTGATTCTCCTTGTTATTGGAGTTTGCTTATTATTCCTAATAAGCTCTCTTTGAGATATTGTTGTGCTTTTGGATCACCTTTAACCTCTTGCGCTATGCGGAAGGCACTATAACCACCTCGTGTATTCATAAGGTGTTCATAGATTGGCGTGGGGTATGCTCCAGGAGCACTAGGTTGAGCTACCATATCTACAGTGATAATCTCAAAATCCGATACTTCACCAGACCCGTCATTCTTGACGTTTCCAGATCCGCGACTTGATACTCCTAATTTCACACCACTTTCAAGCATGGTGCGGATTAGTTGTCCCATTGGTGTAGGTAAAACTTTTAATTTACCATAACCATTTGGACCGTCCATCCACATGTTTGTAATCATATGGCTAACACGGTCCAGGTTAATTTTTAGATCGTCTGGATGATCAACTTCTCCGAGAACGCTGTAACCATTTTGAATCTGATCATTGAGGGTTTTAACAGCCTTGCTAATCTCGCTCACAGGGTAAACACGCTGATTTGCATTACGGATACCGCCTTGAATGCAGATACCCGACATGTACAGGTTTTTACCCTCTTTGTCGTCAGACTCAACTATAATTTTAGCCTGATCAAAACTTAAATTTTCTCGGAGGTATAACATCTAGATTATCTCGATCCAACAATGCTCTTTTTATTGTCGGCTTGTTCACCTTTGCCCTTCTTTTCAGCGCCGTGTCCAGCACTTACAGAGCTTAGTTTTGTAGCTGACTTAGCACCAGGAACGTTTACGTTACCAGCGTTATCTTCTTTAGTACTTGGGTTTAGTAAACCACCCTTTGTACCTTCGCTCTTGCTTTCGCCGCCTTTAGCAATATTAGCAGTTGTGCCGCCCATATCGTTCTTACCAGCAACTACTGACTTAGCATTTGCACCGTTATCACCGTGCTTTGGTAGTGCTACCTTGTCCACGTATTCCATGAACTGTGCGAATTCGTCTACTTCTTTAGGCATATCTAAGGCCATGTCGCCTGCTGGCTCACCGCCCATATCGCCCATTCCGCCCATGTCGTCGGCACCCATATCGTCGCCACCTTCTTCACCGGCCATTAGCTGTTCAAATTCTGCTTTTAATTCTTCTAAAGCATCTTCAAGATCCATTACGCGATCTTCAATTTCTTCTTCGCCGGTGCCTTCTTCGTCACCAGCTGGCTCTTCTTCTGAACCATCTTTATCTTCTACATCATCAATGAAGTCATCGGATGCATCACCGCCAACATCGCTGTCGTCTGATGATTCTTCATCATCGGCGGCTTCTTCCATATCTTCACCGTAAGATTCATCGACTTCTTTGTCTTCTTCTTTGTCTTCTTCTTCTTTGTCTTCTTCAGCTTTTTCGTTAAGATCAAAATCTTCACTTAATAGCTCTTCATAAATTTCGCGGCTTTTTGCAACTACGATATTATGGAAAATGTCCTTTGCTGTTTCTTGATCATCGTTGATCAAAGCCTCTAGCATGGCTTCAAATTGTTTGCGATCAGTCATTATTAATCTCCTGTGATATGATGACAAGGCTGTATAATATTTACACACAAAGTAAAAAACAGCCTTATAATAGCCTAAAACGAGACCATTTTGACTGTTTTTTTAATTGTTCAGTGGTATATTTATGCCGGAGGTGTAGTTGGAGTCATATACATTGCATTTATAAACTCTAACTCTCGTTCTTGTTCTAAAATGTGTGCTTCACTTGATTTACGTAATTCGTTAATTTGTCTTAAAGTTAAACGAGTTTTTCTCGTATCTTTCCTATGCATTGTGGCAAGATCACGATCGGCACTGTATCGTAAGTCGTTTGCAGTGCGACGAGTATCAGGATCTATGTAAAAAAGTTCTCGGAGAATCATATAGATATTTATACACTTGGCGGTGTTGCAGGTGCGCCAGCTACTGCAACAGGTGATGCAGATTCAAGGTCTTCACCTTCTCCTGCTAGTTCATCTGGTGCTGACAAATCAGCACTTGCACCTAAGTCGCCTTCAATACCTGCGGCACTTAGACCTGCACTACGTAATTCTCCTGCGGCGTCAGTATATGTTGGCTGTCCTTTACCTTGCTCTTCACCCCATAGACGTTCATTTTCTGCAATTTCTTCGTCTGATAGACCTAAGAAACGTTTAAGAGCAAATCGTTTTGACATATAAGGTACTGCTTGAATAGTATTAAATGTGTTAATGCGTTCGCTATCTAATGCGCTTTGTCGGGTACTTGCAAAATTTAATGGAGGATTAAACTTTAATTCAAACAAGTTAGAGTCAATATTAACTCCACGTGTGTACATATAAAGTTTGAATTCTTCGTCAAATACACTAGTTACTAGTGCTTGTAAACGTTCACAATATTTGTTAAAACGTAGTTCTTGAATGTATGCCGTGCCAACGCGACCGTCATTGTATGATGCTTGGCTATCATCTGCACCGGTTGGCAGATAGCTACTTGGAATACGTAAACCACGGAATAGCTTGTTTGTAAAGTATTTTAAGTCGTCAATTTCACCTAAGTTAGTACCGCCTGGTAGTGTTTCTACTTTAGATCCTCGGCCTTCTGCTGTTTGTGGGAAGAAGTAATCTTCGTTAATAGACAATGGATTATATGCACTATCAATAACGTTTTGACCACCGCCAGTTTGACTAGGGATACGGCGTTGATGAATTTCATTTTTAACACGTTCAACGAAAGCCATAGCCATGTGACTTGGCATATTGCCTACGTCAATGTGAAACACCCTGCGCTCTGGGGCACGTTGAATACGGTAGATTAGAATAGCATCTTCAAGTAATTCTTTTTGTTTGTAAACTTTAAAAATATTTTCTAATAGCGAATTACCAAACGGAAAGTTGTTGTCTAATCCTTCAGAAAGACTTAGATGTACAACGTGTTCTGCACCAATTGCATATTCTGTTTCTGTAGTTCCAAAACGACTTGCACTACCTGAAGGATTATAAGGGCTTTGTGCGCCTTTACTTGCTGAACTTGAACCGAGATATCCAGCTGAACCTGCTAGGCCGCCAGTTCCTTGTCTTGGATTTAAGTTAGGTGTAATCTGCGTTGCTACAAGATCCATAAAGTTTGGAGCAAGATCTTTAACAACATACTGCTCAGGCTTTTTGCCTTCACTTTCGTTAACAATAATTTTAACTATTTTACCAGGATCAACGTAGGTCCATTTTTGTGTTTCTGGATCACGGATAAAGAATGCATCACCGTACTTGAATGTGTTACGCATCATTCTAAAGATACGCACATCAAACTGTTGTAGTCTACACCATTGCTGTAGATACTCGCCTAAAATACGAACTTCTGAGTTTGTTGCTTTATGACGCCATTGAACACTAAAAGGTGTTTTGCCGTCTTTTAATTTTTGTGTTGTAAATTCTGCTAAAATGTCTAGGGCCGCATTAACTTCTGGATCGCTGTCCATTACTTCATATTGTTGATATCGTTCAATACGGTTTGGACTACCAGTGTAGACATCGGGAAGATAAGAACTGTAGTTTGTTCTTGCAGGGCCTGCCTTAGAAGATTGTGACCCAGAAATTGGGCTAACATTAGTGCTAGTAGGTACAGGTGTAAAGTATTTTTTCCAACTCATTATTCATCCTTAAGGGATCATATTCCCTGCGCTTTTAAAAGCCCTAACGTTCTTGTCGGTCCCTTGTTCAATTGCGTCTCTCACGGCTTGCATGTTTATATTTAACTTATCTATGCCTCTCAACAGTTCAGTCATGACAGTGTCATCAGCAAAATTTGGTACTGTAGTTGACGGAGATACTTTGGTTGCTATAGATTGCATAGACTCAATAGCCGATCTAAATTCTTGTACTACAGATTTGTCTGGAGTTTGTTCGGATAAGACTGTGTTTAATCCACTGCGTAAGCCACTAATTAGAGTTGGATTTTCTGAAACCATGTCTCTAATAAATTCACCAATTTTATTTTTTGGTACTACTGCTTCTTCACCGTGTAATAATTCTAGTTCACCTAGTGGATCAAAATTTTGAAACCATTCGCCTGCAACATCTTTAGTACCCGATGCAAATCCTTCTACACGCCTTCTAGTTCTATCCCCGACACCCGGTCCTAGTTTATCTTTATTAACATCAACACCGGTTTTTGTTAAGATATTATTAGCAGAAGCAATTATTTTTTCAGTAAACTCTTTAAGGCCTTCGTTTGTAAAACGTAAAGTAGCCATGTTTAGACCATCGATACTGGTTATAGCTTTACCAAAAGTTTCAACACCTTCTTTAAACACACCTGCTATTGCAGAGTTTAAATCTTTTTGTAAAGCATCTGCTAAGTTAAGTGCTTGTGCTGGAGTTGCGCCAGCGCCGGCCTCTGGTGTACCAGCTTTTGCTAACCTAGCTTGCTCGGCAGCAACTACGCTGTTTCTGTATTCTCTAAAAGTTGCAAACTCTGTTTTACCTTCAGAACGTAATTTTTCGTATTCTTCTTGTTGCTTCTTAATACTAATACCAATTCCGCCAGCTACCTGCAAGTATGCTTGAGCACGAGCTTGTTCTTCTGGATTGCCTGTGCGGAATAATCTACCCATTAGGTCAAGCTGTTGTCGGTTGTTAGCCATTTCTGCGGCACGCATTTCCATTTGGAATCTAAGTTCATCTCGACGTGCATTTGCTTCTGGACTATCGCCTTGGACTTTAACCAGTTGTTCTAACATTGATCTCATTTGGGGATCAAGTGTTGCCATTACTCTGTTTTCTTCGGCGTTCATTGCTCCGCCTGTGGCAGCAATTAACGCGGCTTCTTCACCTGCTGGTCCTAAATATCTTGAAATCTTTTGAGCTTCTGTAAATGCCTGTTGCTGTTGTTCCGTCATAGCAAGACGTTGTAGTTGAACGTTAGTTCTACGATTCATGTCTTGCTGTTGTCTTTGTTGATCTTGTCTACTTCTACCTGTTAGCTGTGCTACTAGATCCATTTCACGCACAGTTTCAATAGTAGCGTTAATTAAATTACGCTGTACGTTTTCGTTTTGAATGTTTAAGTTTCTACGAGCGGCTGCTTCAATTTTTAATACTTGGTTAAATTCTTCAAAGCCTACTCCAAGTAACTGCATCTTTGCTACAGTTTCATCTTTTTGTAGGGCCGCGCCAATTCTTAAAAATGTTTTACCAGATTCGTTAGCATTAGAACCAATACCAATTAACTGTTGTCCAGCATCTTTGATCAATGCTTGGAACTCCGGTATGCTCATTTTTGCTTCTGAGATTGATTTAGCAAATGCTCCTAAATTTTGATCAAAAGTATAACCACTCTTGTTAACATCTTTAAGGCTTTCGTTAATTGCAAAAGCATATCGAGTTGTTCCCTCAGCAAATGCCGTAAACGCTGTACCAAATTTTCCAGTAAATGCTGAAATGATATTTCCAGCAGTTCCAATGGTGTCACCTGCTGTTTGTGTACCGATAGTCATTCGACCTAAAGTATCACTAGCACCTGCTAAGCCTCGAGTAAAGTAATCCATTGCGGCACTTGATCCGCCAATATTAGCATTGGCAGTTCTACCAGCCGCAGTAGTGTTTAACTGCGATAGTAGGTCTCTATTTGCTTCTTTGTAGGCACTGACTAATTGATCTGGGGTCATAAAAAATCCGGTGAAATATGCGTATATAAATACAATACTTACAATATTTATCCGGAGAAAAATATGGGTTTAAATCCGTTACAACAATTTTTTAGACAGCCAAAAATTTACATTTCGCTGCCTAGTAAGGGAATTTATAATTCCCAAGGTATGATACAAGGTGATGTTAATCACTTACCGGTCTACGGCATGACCGGTATGGACGAAATTATCATGAAGACTCCGGATGCATTAATCAGCGGAGATAGTACAGTAAAAGTAATTCAAAGTTGCGTTCCTGCAATTACTAATCCTTGGGAATTGTCAAACTTAGATACCGATACAGTGTTAACTGCTATTAGAGTAGCTACATTTGGAAGTGATTTGCCAGTTACTAGAACCTGTACTAACTGTGGCACTGAAAACGAGTACACCGTTGATCTTAATCAGTACATTGAACACTATCAAAGTTGTGAGTATCATAATCAAGTTAAATTAAAAGATCTAACTGTTACAATACGTCCGTTAAACTATCAACAGACTACAGAGTTTTCTCTTAAAAATTTCCAAATTCAACAGCAGTTAATACAGCTAGAGAAATTAGAGGATGAAGCTGAAAGAAAACAACTGACATCACAGTTTTTCCAAGAGCTAGCACTATTAAGAAACGAAGTATTTGCCGCAGGAATTGAAAGTGTATCTATTGGAACAACTGTAGTTACTGATCCAGGGCACATTAAAGAGTGGTTAGAAAATACTGACAGAGATGTAATGGATTCTATTCGAGCAGTTGTTGAGGAAAATCAACAAGTTTGGTCAACACCAAGCAGAAAAGTTGTCTGTCAAAATTGCAATCACGAATCTACACTATCAGTTGATCTTGACCAGTCAAGTTTTTTCGCAGGCGCCTAATTGGGTTATCCGCCTCAGAGATTCAAGAATACCTAGTTAGGCTCGAAAAAGAAGTACAAGACTTTAAAGTCGAATTAAACAGAATAAGTTGGTACATGCGAGGCGGTGTTACACTACACGAGCTACTGCACGAGTATAGCTTTGATGATCGTGAAGCTATGTATTCTGTTATTAAAGAAAATATTGAGTTGACTAAAGAGTCAAAGATGCCGTTAGTATAATTACTGAATAGGTCTGCCAAAGGCATCACGACCTTTAGGTGCTAACCAGTTAGTAGTGGTATTATCTTTTTGGGTTAGTAAATCTTTTGCTTGATCAGCAGGTTGATTTGCCTGTGGGCTACCAGCCGCTACAGGTGCATCAGGCTTTAGTTGTTGAATAATTGGATCTACACCCCAGCTCTTAACAACTTTACTAAACCAAGTAGATGCATTTCTAAAAGATTTAGAAACAAGTTTTTCAAAACCTTCTCCGGGAATACCTAACGCCGCAGTTAATAATGCTTCACCTACTAACCACTTAGCAAATATTTCCTGTCCTTGATCACTCTGCAACCAAACTACAAAAGCTGCCTTGCCTGCTTGACTCATTTTATCAAAATAAGGAGCAATCTTAGCACCCATACCAAATGGTAGTTTGCTAGGAACCCAACCTGCTAGCCCTACGGTCTTAGAAATTATCTTAGACCCTGCCCAAGCCGCAAGTACATCCTGTGTGGCTTTGGTAATTTCAGCTTGTACGCTGTGTTGTAAATTTTCTGCCGGCAGTTGTTTCTTGTCGTACTGATTATAAAGTTCGTTGATGTTGTAGATCATTTCTGCAATAGGACGGCCAACACCGTAGACCATTGCACCTTGGTAGGCATTATTCCATATCTTGCTACTAATTTCTACAGCTTTAGCACCTGTTTGTTTGACTGCCTGGCCACGAACATTTTTCTTAGCCATTGCTAATGCATCTTCAAGGATTTCTCGAGTTTTATCCTTAAACTTAGCAGGAATATATTGGCGAATATTTGTAGTAAGACGTGGAGGAACACCCTTGTTATATGCTTCAAGGATTTCAGCTGTCCATTTCTCAGCTATCTTAGCGGTAATTTCCTTCTGTGTAATATTAGGACCTAAAGCCCATTGTGTGAATAATTTCCAGAAATCGGCTTTACCTTCAAGAAGTTGTTCATCGCTAATAATGTCGTAAATCTTCATTTTTATCTCGCAGTTCAATATTTATACAGTTTAAAGATGAACTACGTTCATCTGCTCTTCGCTTTCAGCTCGAGCTTTTCTTTGTTTTTGTTATTGTTGAAGTAATTAAAACGCGAAGCGTTTAAGATATTATCTAGATTGTTCAGTCACACTTAGCCCTAGCGGGCTAAGAATTGGACATTATCTGAGTTGAACATGTCACACAGCAGTAGAGCTACAGTATTTCTACAGCGCAGGCGGTCATCCGGTACCTGCTCACTCCGTCTTATCACGACGGCGGGTCTAAATGCATCTGCTATCACACATTTAGCCGTGGGTTTTTAACCCTCTTTTAGCCTTTCCTAACGCATTAAACAGCAAAACCGGTTCATAGGCGTATCCGATCATCGTCCTGTAAAGGATAGTTGCTGAGTGCTTTTTGCGGCAAAAAGACTTCCGTACCCTGCGACATCACCAGGGATTTGGGCGCACGAACTTGGCCTGCGCTAGCTGAAAAACCGCTTTATTTTGCCTTTTTCTCTTGAGCCTTGAGTATATGCGAGCCATGCACTCTTACTTGAATATGGCCGTTATACCAGTCTTTACTTTCTAAAACTTTGTGGGTGAATTGTTCGCGGGCCTCAATATAACTACATTCTGCTTTGCTTGTACAGTAAAAAAGTATTTCTCGTTTGAAATTCTCTGTGCCTAATTCCGCAACATCCTTTGAAAGTTCCGGGCTAGAACCATAATAAGTCTGCCAGTCGCTGTCTATTTTGCTACGAATTTTCTTTTTCTTTTTTGTGCCGTTTTTAAGTTTTACTGTTTTATAGGTAGTCTTTGAAAATTTGGCTAGTTTTTTGCCTATGTATTTTCTGCCGCTTGTGAGATTAGTGATGATATACACGAAGCCTACGCAATCTTCGGGGAGTGTTTCGACTAGTGCATTTTGATAATACCATGACATGCACTATATACCAACTCTGATCCTGTGCCTTAGTTAAATTTGAATCGTTGCCTTAAATTTGTTTCAATATGTGTTGCCAGTATCCTCTGTCCTTCTTCTAACGGATGCCCACCGGGCCCGTAGCTGATGTTTGGATACTGTTTTAAAATGCTTTCTAAACTAAACTGATAGCGTTGCTGGGGTAATTCACAGGTAGAATACAACTGCGCCAAATATGGCTTGAACTCTTTGGTGTGAATACGCTGTTCTAGCAGATAGTAGGGTGTGCTAAACACAGTCTGGCCCATCACGGGAATCTTGTTTGCCACGCAAAAACTGTGTAAGCTGATTAATTGTACTGTCCACTTGACTACATCACAGTAGTCTGACGACCATGTGGCCCAGATTTCTCGAACACAGTCGGGTAAATCACCATCCCCGGGCCCTACAAAACTGCGAAACAGTTCTCCGCCTTGATTAGCTAATTCAAAACGCTGTAGTTGACTCCAGCTGATAACTGCTAGGGGCCTACGTCCTTGAGCAATTAGGTCTGCAAGATCAAAAATACTGGTACGCAGTATGCGATCATTGCCCGCACCTGCTTGACTGCCGTTGAATAACTCTAGTCCCAGGCTATCTGCCAGCAGTTTTGGCCAATAGTGCTGTTGCCTATAGTGGTCATGCACGGGGTCAAAGTGATTTTTAATGTCCAGCCGACTGCGATCTATCAGCTCACTGCCGTAGACCCAGCTGTCTCCATTGACATATAAACAGTCTGCTTTAATCTGTTTGATCATTTTGTTTTCTACGTTGCTTACGTTCTTCTAACTGTTCTTCTTTCCAGTCCATCCATTCACGAACAACTACACGGCGCTTACTGCAAATCCTACGAATCTCAGACATTTTCTTACGCAAGCGAATAGCTGACGCTTTAGTGCCTTCGTTGATCCATGTTTGATTTTCCTCAAAGTATTCACGAAATGCTTTGAGTAGTTCAGCATGTAGTTCTTCGTCTTGATGCATTATTCTGTAATCTCTAGATCATTAGCATAGCTGGTAAAGCCATTTTCTTTAATAACCTTAAGCACATTGTTGACACGACCTACTAGTTCATCCTTGTGCGAAATTAAGAAAATGTTTTTGCTACGTTCACGAGCCATTTTCTTAAGCACAGCTAGAGCATTTTCAACACCACTGGCGTCTAGACCGTTGTCAATTAACTCGTCAACAAACAGTAAGTTAATGTTTTGATACAATGATTCCCACACATCACGGAAACTCCAGCTGAGTCCTAAAATTAGTCGGTTGCGTTCACCTCTGGACAAGTTATCAAAATCTAGATCTTGTCCAAGCTGTGTAATTTCTACATTCAAATCGTTCTGGAATGTTACACTATGCGGCAAGCCCATCTTGTCTAGATAGTAGGTCAAGCGGTTGTTTAGATAGTTTAGGTTTTGATCAATGATCTTTTTACGAATAAACGAATCTTTACTGGTTAGCAGTTTAAGTAAGAACTCTTGATGGTCTTTAAGTGCTGTAAGTTCATTAACTCGATCCCAAGTAATTTCCTGCATAGCAGTATTCATCAGTTCTTCAATCTGCTCTTGATAGGGATCCTGCTCACCTGCACGTACAACTAACTGTGTTTCCAATGTTTTAAGATTGTTCTGATGTTTAAGTGCCTGCTCAACTGTGTCATAATAAGTGTTGGGCTTGTTAGCAACTTCGCCAATAGCTTCAATTTCCTTGGCAATCTTCTTAAGATCAGTAGTGACCTTGTCAAAGTACTTTTGTGCTTCGTCAAAATGCTGTTGAGCAGTTGTGGTCATTTCTTCATGCTTGTGATCGTGAAGCTGTTGTTCACATGCATGACAGGTTTTGTTAGCCAACTTACTTAATTCGTCGGCATATTTGCGGACGCTTCGCTCCGCTTGC